TGTGAAATATGAAAAGCGTAAAGACTTACGCAAGAAAACTATGAATGCAGAAGATGTATTCAAAGGTGGTATTCTTAAAGAGAGAACAGATACAGGTCGTATCTATTTGGTATTCGTAGACAATGTAATGAATCAAGGTCCGTTTGACCCCGAGTACCATACAATTTACCAGAGTAACTTATGCTGTGAAATTCTTCTTCCTACTAAATCTTTTAAACGTCTTGATGATCCTGACGGTCGTATTGCTTTATGTACGCTCGGATCTATTAACTGGGGTGCATTCCGCAATCCTGAAGATATGCGCCGTGCTTGTCGCATTCTACACCGTAGCCTCAATAATATATTGGACTATCAAGACTTTCTAAGTATTCAATCTAAACTAAGCAATGACGAGATTCGCCCATTGGGTATTGGTGTAACTAACTTAGCATACTGGCATGCAAAGCGTTCATTAAAATACGGTGAAAAAGATGCACTACAAGAAGTTAAATCATGGATGGAACATCTATCCTTCTACTTAACTGAAGCAAGTGTAGAACTAGCACAAGAACGTGGCAGATGTGAACATAGCGATAAAACACGTTATGGTCAAGGAGTGTTTCCTTGGGAACTACGTGCTAAAGGTGTTAATGAATTAGCTAACTTTGAACCAGAACTAAACTGGGAAGGTCTACGTGCTATGATGCGTAGTTATGGTGTCCGCAATGCTACACAAATGGCTGTAGCTCCTGTAGAATCTAGTTCTGTAGTTATTAACTCTACAAATGGTATTGAAATGCCAATGAGTTTAATCTCAGTTAAAGAAAGCAAAGCAGGATCTTTTGTACAAGTTGTTCCTGAATATCATAAGTTGAAAAACAAATATCAAATGATGTGGGAACAGAAAGATTGTGATGGTTACTTAAAGACAGCGGCTGTGATTGCGGCTTATGTGGATCAAAGTATAAGTACTAATACTTTCTACAACCCCGCACATTTCCCTGAACGTAAAGTTCCTACTACATTGATTGCTAAGAACTTAATGCAGGCACACTACTGGGGCCTAAAAACTTTTTACTACTCACTTATAAATAAAGCAGGTAGTAAAAGCCAAGATGAAACTGTATTAGACTTGCCAAGTGGTTTTAATGATATGGATGAAGAAGATTGTGAATCGTGTAAGCTTTAAGGAAAACAATGTCAAAACAACAATACAACCTACACACTAAGACAGATTATTTGAATAGAAAAATGTTTTTGGACCCGGAAGGTCCTGTAACCATCCAAAGATTTGAAGAGGTGAAATACAAAAAAATTGCAGACTTTGAAACTACTGCACGTGGTTTCTTCTGGGTCCCAGAAGAAGTATCATTAACAAAAGATGCTAATGATTTCAAAGAAGCAAGTGACGCAGTAAAACATATCTTTACTAGTAATTTGTTAAGACAGACCGCATTAGACAGTTTACAAGGTCGTGCACCAAGTCAAGTGTTCACCCCTGTAGTGTCATTACCTGAACTAGAAGCGTTGATTTATAATTGGAGTTTCTTTGAAACAAACATTCATAGTCGTAGTTATAGTCACATCATTCGTAACATTTATAATGTACCCAAAGATGTGTTCAATACTATACATGATACAAAAGAGATTGTAGATATGGCAAGTAGTGTTGGTCGTTACTATGATGAACTACACAAAGTTAACTGTCGCAAAGAATTAGGTATAGATGTGAACGAGAAAGAACACATCAAAGCAATTTACATGGCATTACATGCTAGTTACGCATTAGAAGCATTTAGATTTATGGTATCATTTGCTACAAGTTTAGCGATGGTTGAGAACAAAATCTTTATTGGTAATGGAAACATTATCAGTTTAATTCTCCAAGATGAATTGTTACATAAAGGCTGGACTGCTTACCTTATCAATCAAGTAGTTAAAGAAGATAGTCGTTTCGCACAAGTTAAGTCAGAGTGTGAGGCTGAAGTATATCAACTTTACATGGATGTTATTAAAGAAGAAAAAGACTGGGCAGACTATTTGTTTAAGATGGGCCCAGTTATTGGATTAAACGCTACGGTGTTAAAAGACTTTGTTGATTATACAGCGACAGGTGCATTGAAAGATATTGGTATTAGATATAATAATCCTGCACCAAAGAGTACACCTATTCCGTGGTTCAATAAGCACACTGATACTAGCAAAAAGCAATCTGCTCTTCAGGAAACGGAGAGTACCAATTACGTGATAGGAGTTATGTCCGAATCATTAAACTATGATGAATTACCAAATATTTAAAAGGAAATAAAATGAAAGCAATTATATGGTCAAAGTACCATTGCCCTTATTGCGACCAAGCAAAGGCACTATTAACAAGTAAAGGTATACAATTTGAAGAACGTAAAATCGGAGATGGGTATACTAAGGAAGATTTATTAGAAGCTGTACCTACAGCAAGAACTGTACCACAAATCTTTTTAGATGATAAATTGATCGGTGGATTTACAGAATTAAAACAAAAATTAACAGAAAGTATCTAATGCAAATAGTATTAAAACAAAATCACGTGTATACATTTAAGCTTAATTCCGGTGAGGAATTAATTGCTAAAGTAATTCAAGCCGGGAGTGAGTTTATTCAAATTGAAGAACCAGTATCCATTGCACCAAGTCAACAGGGTATGCAAATGATTCCAAGTATCTTTACCGCAGATCCGAAGGGTGAATTTAGACTAAATAGTAATAGTATTGTAATGTATGCAGAAACTGATGACAATATTAAAGACAAGTACCTAGAAGCAACAACTGGCATTAAGGTACCTAGTAAAAAAATCGTATTGGGATAAAATGGCAAAACTAAGTCGTGTGGGTGATACAAATCAAGAAGGTGGTGCAATTATGCGCGGTGCCGATACTGTATTTGCTAATGGAATTAAAGTAGGACTACATGTTAGTCAGATTACTCCACACGCACCTTGGAGTAGACGTAGCCATCCCCCGCATAAAGCAGCCACAACTACTGAAGGTAGTCCAACTGTGTTTTGTGAAGGTGTACCAGTACTTAGAGTAGGATCAGGAAACAGTTGCGGTCATAGTATCGTACAGGGTAGTCCTGATGTGTTTGTACCATGAGTGATACAGGAAAACAAAGCCCTTTAGGCGTTAATACATTAAGCTCATTATTACAAAATATTGGGTTTAATATTAATCCCATAATGGTAAACTTTGTTGGATCTAGTACTAGTACATCATCTGCTGCCAACTTGGGTAATATTGTTAACGATACCTGTTTACGATTACTTACATATGCTATTAATGATGCTTATAGTAGAGGTGCACCAAATGTTACTGTTGTTGCAGGAAACTTTACTGTTGGATCCAGTTACACTATTACATATGTAGGTACTACTAACTTTGTAGCTATCGGTGCATCTAGTAATACAGTGGGAGTGACATTTACTGCATCCGGTATAGGATCTGGTACAGGCACAGCAACTACCACTACGTCATATACAGTTGATAGCACAACATACAATAATTTAATATCTATCGGATCTAATAGTATTCCTGCATTAGGTAATAGTCCTCCGTCAACGTTTAATTGGACTGGTTATCCTAATTGGGCAAGTAACTACAATTACACTAATGAAGTAACACGATGGGGTTATGTAAGATTGTTTGCATTGCAAGGTTATAACGAATTTAATTACAATAGCGGACTATCAGCAGATAACGGAGCATATAAAGACTTCTTATCAGGTTTTATGTCATCTTATAGTTTTATTGAATATAGTAATGAAGCAATATTAACTATGAATAATTCACAAGAATTTTTAGATGGTACATATAGTAATATGGACGATTTAATAACGGCTGATATTACTGGAGTAAGTGTAGCAACTACTATATTTGGACAAGATTTAATTACTAGTGGTAAAGCAATAAATTTACAAACTATAGCAACCTTTGGTTTGCCCAGTACATTGCTATCAACATTACAAAAAAATAATGCTATTACCAAATCAGTAAGTCTTGCATTAATTGCTAGTGGAATAACCGTAACAGAATTAGAACAGATGTTGGGTAATATATCATTAGTAACTAAAGAACAAGAACGTAAAATATACGGAGCATTTGGTATTATATTAGGACAAGATTTAAAAGATGTATTAGTATCGTTAAATTGTAAAACAGCAGGGTTAGAGTCATTGGCTGACTTATTGAATCCAATAAAGTTATTTCCTAACAGTTATTCAACATTAACAGTTCCAATATATAACTCTACTGGCGGTACTGCAAATAGTAAAATATATTATCCTATATATGTTAATGAAGGATTGAATAGTAATTTAACTTCACCTACAGTAAGTGAACAACAAGTAGGTCGTGCCTTTGGAGGCTCATCTACTACAGGCATAGGAGCGGTGCAAGCATAATGGCTGGCTTTTTTAAAAATATCAATTTGACTCCATCAGAGCGCAATAATATAGATGGTCCAACTAGTAATGCATATGCAACTAGTACTTCAAGTGTTACACAACCTATCACAGAACAGATAACACCTGAAAGTACACAATCCGATATATTAAATATACAAGCTATACCTCAAGGATTTGGTTCATATTTAGATGGTATATTACCTCCTGACATTGCTAAAGCAGCCGGCTCATTTAGTGCGGCAATGCAACAAATTAAAAACATTTCTAGTGTACCAATTGAAAAATTTGCACAGGTGGTTAGTAGTTTAGAAACAACTAAAAATTTGAATGTTAATGGCACTAGTGTTCCAACTGATGTATCATTAGCGGCACAAGGATCAGCATTAATTTCATTGGGTAACGGTCCGTTTGGAACGTACACTATGAGTAATTTCTTAGGATGTATGAGTGGATTGCCTTATATTGGTATAGATATTAATGGATTGACACAGAATTTACAAACAAGTACATTACTTAACATTTATAAACAATTATACTTAGCAGTAACATGGGAACAAGCAACTGCTACATATAATGGTACATCTTTTACATACACTAATAGAGGCGGGGGATATGAAAGTGCGCCTGCAGTAACTGTAGATGGTAATTCTGCAACTGCTATAATAGGTACTGATTCATCAAATATAACTACTTATGGTAGAATTACATCTATAACTTACTCTGGTGCAGCCGGTACAGTTGTAATAGCTCCTCCTCCCGGTGGTGGTTGGCCAACAATGAATTCAGTTGTACAGGGTTATATTGATGCAGCCAACATAGAAATATTATCAATTAAAAATAATAATCCAACAACGGCACAACAATTAATTACTAATTGGGAATTGACTGGAACATTACTATCGGTGGAACAACGTGCAATTGCTACGGGTATGGCAATTGGTGTACCTAACAGTTCACCGGATAATTTAAGAGAACCAACAGTAGCGGCATTCCCCT